GAGGATGAGGATGAGGATGAGGACGACGAGGATGAAGATAAGAAAGAAGAAGATAATATTCGTATTATAAATTTTGTTCAGCAGTTGAACGAACAAGTCGAACATTTTGATCAACTAGAAATTATCGAGAATGAAATTGAGGAATTGGATGATGATTTAGAGGATGGTGACGATTTAGAAGACGATGAAGATTTAGAAGAGACTGAAGTGGAGATTATCGATCAAATTCCAGAAGAAAAAAAAGATTTTCATTTTTTAAAGAAACTAGATGTTGATATTTCAACAGTCGAATCAAAACCAACCGATTACAAGAAATTGTCTTTAGAAAAACTAAAAAGTATAGCGATTGAAAAGAATGTTGAAGGTGCATCCAAGATGAAAAAGAATGAATTATTCAAGGCATTAGAAAATATGTAAATTGTAAAAATTGTAAAGTAAATTGTAAATTGTAAAACGAAAAACATTTTTTCTTTGAGTAGTACAAATAAATACAAATGTCTTGGGGTACATGTTATTCTGGATCGAACAATATTCATTTTGATTTTCCGCCAATCATGGCCGACGGTAGAAATTATGCATCTTGGCAACCTGAGGCGGTTGTTAACGAAAGAATACAGCAAAAAGAGAATATCAATTCCAATTGGTCTTATAGAGAATTTATGACACATCACGGTTTAGAAATTATGAAATACAACACGATGGAAACTTGTTATGAAATCGGTTTGCCGAGTCATATCAAAACGGACAAAACTCCTTCCAGTAATGTTCCTTACCGTTATGAATCTGTTTTTGACACTTCCAAACCAGGATACGGATACTGTAATAGTGATTTGAAATCACCTTATTTATCTAGAGAACAATTACAGACGAGGATGATTTCGGCAACGATTGTTCCACCCTTTTCCGCGAGTCCTGCACCTTAAAATTTTATTACATTACTTGTAAAGTATTTATAAAACTATTATTTTTTGTTTGTTCAAATCAAAAATAATACTTTTGAGAGAAAAGAGAGACAAAGAGTTTTTGTTGTTGTATTGTAGAGATACAGAACCAAAAAAACAACAAACAAAAACCAAAAATGAAAATTCTTAGTATTGATGTTGGTATCAAGAACTTGGCGTTTTGTTTGCTGGATAAAAACAACGCGATTTCAAAATGGAATGTTGTGAATTTGGCCCAAAAGACGGAAGTCTCGGTTTGTCAACATGTGGAAAAAGTCGGCCAATCTTGCGGGAAACCGGCCAAGTATACCAAAGAAAACAAATGTTATTGCTTAAAACATTCCAAAAAACAGAGTTTCCAAATACCAACGAGCGAATTGAAACCCGCTTTTCTCAAAAAACAAAAATTGCCCACTCTTATCGAAATTGCAGACAAACACAAAATTATCTATTCCAAAAATGTGAAAAAGGCGGATTTACTTGTTTTATTGAATGAATACATTTACAATACTTGTTTTGAGCCCGTAGATTCGCCTGAAAATGCATCGAAAATCGATCTAGTGACAATAGGAAAAAACATTCAATCGAAATTGGATGTTGAATTTGAAAACGAATTTGAGAATATCGAGGTGGTTGTCATTGAGAATCAAATTAGTCCAATTGCCAATCGTATGAAAACCATACAAGGTATGATTTCCCAATATTTCATCATGAGAATACCCGACATTCGTATTGAATTCGTGAATGCATCAAATAAATTAAAGGACGACCAAAAATCAAATACTTTGAGCGATGTCGAAAAAACTGACAACAAAACCGAGAATAAAACAGACAAGGCAAAATATAGCGACAGAAAAAAACAAGGTATTCAAAAATCACATGAATTATTGAACGGAGAAGCCAAGTATCAAGAATGGACTGATTTTTTCCAAAAACACGGAAAGAAGGATGATTTAGCGGATTGTTTTTTACAAGGTCTTTGGTTTATCAAAAACAAATGGTGATATTTGTTTCACTTTATGAGTTATGGATGAAAGAACATAACTAATAATTAGGACGCGTATAATGACTTAAAAATATTTGTTTTAATTAATTATACAACAAAAAATGGATGCCGATATTATTGACATATCCACAATTCATTTGAATGATTCGGGAAGTAAAAGTCGTCCTACCAATTTCGGCGGAGGAATCGAGTTGTTGATGAATGAGAAAAAGAAAGAAGGGAAATCGAGTGGAGGAGACATTCATTTAGACGATTTGAATCATTTGGAACAAGAACTGAATGATTTGGCAGACGACGTGGATTTTTCCCAGAATTACGACAACAAAAGCGATTTTTTCTCATCGGGTCCAACCAAAAGATTTTCTTATGACGAGGATGTAAAGTCAACCGGTGTCCGTTTTGATGATTCACAGTCGGCGCCGAATTTAGGACAATCAACTGCAAATCAGGGTCAAAGTTTCGAGAACGACAATAAAACTTGGGATGGATATGCCAAATTCAACGACATTCCTGTGAATCCAGAAAAGGTCGCTCCTAATCAACCTCAAATGTCAAAGGAAGAATTGTTGAGAGAAAAATTCAAGTTTTTGAGGAAGTTGGAGGCACTAGAAGCCAAAGGCGTGAATTTGACGAAAAAATACAATATGGAGTCACCTCTTGCCGAGATGCAGGGAGAGTATGAAATGATTATGGAGGAAAAAAGCAAACAAAATTCCGTAAAGTTTCAGGGAAACATGTTGATGGCGTGTATTAACGGTATTGAGTTTTTGAACAATCGGTTTGATCCTTTTGATGTTAAATTAGATGGATGGAGTGAGCAAATAAACGAAAACATGACGGATTATGACGATGTGTTTGCCGAATTGTATGAAAAATACAAGAGCCGGGCATCTATGGCTCCAGAATTGAAATTGTTGTTTCAATTGGGTGGAAGCGCGATGATGGTTCACATGACCAATACGATGTTCAAGTCGGCGATGCCAGGAATGGACGATATCTTGCGCCAAAACCCCGATTTGATGCGTCAGTTCCAGAATGCAGCGGTGAATACGATGGGACAAAGCAATCCAGGATTCGGAGGTTTCATGAGTGGATTGATGAATCCGGAGATGTCACAGGGAAATCAGATGGGGGGTGGAGGCCCACCCCCGCCACTAGCAACACAAGGACCGAATTCTATGGCTCCACCACAGTCACGCGGTGGAAACAATACTGCCAAACCCAATTTCAATCCTAATTTCAGTTCCAGTTTCAACGACGGAATCAACATTCGTGAGAACTATACCAATCCGAATGAGATAGAAAAAAGTTCGAGAAGACCACCGCCAACTCGTCCAGAAATGAAGGGTCCAAGTGACATTAGCGACATTCTTTCTGGATTGAAGACAAAGACGATTAATATTCAAGAGAAACCGATGGTTCCTGAGATTTCGATTTCTTCTTCAACCATGAATTCTTCGAACGATTTTAATACCTTGAGTAACAGTAGCACGATTAGTATTAATGACATGAAAGAATTACAAGGCGAAGGGGCGATGCCGAAGAAAAGCAGAAGAAAACAAAAATCGGACAAGAATACTTTGAGTTTAGATATTTAGACATTTTGATAGATAAAAAGGAATCAAAAAAACATGATTTAAATATTTTATTTACATAATGTATGAGTGATAAAAAAAATATTGGCATAGATGATAAAAAGTATTGGGAAGGAAAAATAATTACGGCTCGTCCGTATGTGCCTGCTTCAGGTCCGAGTCCTTTGACTCAGTCAAGCAAATTTGTTCCACGAGTAAAAAAAGTAGAACGTGTAATAGAAGTAGAAGATCCTCGTCCTCCCCCTGATTTAGATATTCCACAACAAAATGTCAAGATGAGTTATGAAGATTTTTTGAGTGCTGCATTACCGAAAGTGAATAAAAAACAAAAAAGAGAAACGGAACCACAGACACCAACCAAAAAAAGAACTCAGGTTCCGGTGTATAGTCCTTCGTGGAACATGGCAACACCAGATTCGGTAAAAAAAGAATACATGGAAAAAAGGAGATTGGAACAAGAAACGATTTCACCCACGAACCTGTTTCCAGAAGACGAAGATTCACCGGAAGAATTCACCGAGTTATTTGATGTTGAGGAAGAAAAAGGTGGAAGACGACTACAAAAAACAAAGAGAACAAAAAAAAGTAGGAAAACAAAAAAAGTAGAAAAAGTAAGAAAATGAAAAAAACAAAGAAAAGTAGGAAATGAAACAACAAAAATTACACCTTTTTTCATTTCAAACGCCGATTTTTATATATTTAAAAATATTTAAAAATATGTTTTCATAGTATAATAGGTAACAATGAATATTGAAGAACTTCTAAACAAAATGAAAAAAGGTGTAAAATATCATTTTATAATATATATATATATATAATAAAATGATAAATCTAAAAAAACAAAAAAAATCAATAAGAAAAAATGGTAGGAAATATAAAAAAAGTAAGAAAAATTTAGAAAATTCAAGTAAAAAAACGAAAAAAACCAAAAAATCCAAAAGACAAACACTCCGAAAAAATTATAAAAAAGGCGGCATGATGGACTCTCCGGATGAAGTCGATGCATATTTGAAACGATTACCAAATAATGCAACGTCAATAGATTTAACAAACTGTAATTTAACAGAAATACCGGATTTGTCGAGATTCACAGAATTGAACTCACTCGTTTTAACATACAACAGAATTCGATCGATTCCTCCGTATTTAATGACTAGATTAATGCAAGGAAAAATTACAAATTTTGATATTCGTAATAATGACATTGTGAATATTTATATATTGAATTTGATTCGATTAAGAAAACCGCGAAGAGAACCACCCAATATTCAATTTGATATCAACGGTTTGGACATGAATGAATATCAAGATCAGCATGATTTTGGAAACAATATTAATTTAGACGAGTTTGAATTTTTTGATTCTAACTTTGACAATTGTATGTTTGACAATTCGTCATTCAGTGTGGCGAAATTTAATAATGTCAGTTTCAAAAATGCCGAATTTTCCAACTGTGATTTTAACGACGCTGAATTTTACAACATAGACGAAGAAGGAAATGTGATTAAAATCGATTTCACACAGTCAGATTTAGCATTCACCGATTTTCAAAGTATAGACGACGTTACTATGTTGGATAATGCCGATTTTAACTTTGCTATTTTGGAGCATGTCAACTTTACAGGTGCATCTTTAACACGTTGTAATTTTACACACGCCGAATTCAACGAAACCGATTTTTCAAGCACCGACTTGACCGATTCCTTTTTCGGTGAAGATTTTCTGGCTGGTTGTGATTTTACACACGCCAATTTGTCAGGAGTTCGTTTTTCAGGTAGCGATTTGAGTTTTTGTAAATTCACAAATGCAGTCTTTTTCAATACTATATTTCAGGATGTTCACAATATAGATCGAGCCATCGATTTTGACATAAACAATCCAGGCGTAGTTCTTATTCAAACGCCGAATAGAGTACAACCAAACATTCAAACGGGGGTTGCCTATCGCGTCCACAACAAATTTTCTACGATTGATTTGGATAAATTATATGATTTTTTGAGTCGTGAATTGGCGAAAGACGGACACGGTGAAAACTTTGCAGAGACCCTAGTTATTCCGAACAACCAGGATATGGCACGTTACATCACAGTTAATTTGGCTCATTATATAAATACAGATGTTCCACTTGAAGATAGGAATAAATATACGAACGATTTGAATCGTATTGCTCCAGGATTGAATCGTTTTGATTTTTCAAAACAAATTTCGCGAAACAAACCGAATGTATCTTTTGCAAGATTGATTACTGTCATGTTGACTTATATTGACGGTCAACCGAATGAGTTTATGCGTGACTATGTCATCAATTTTGTTTCCGAATGTGTTACTGCATATGAGGGAGAACACAGTTTAAGTTGTGCAGACGGAATCAAAGACCGATTGATTATCTCTCTCGCGGCGGCGACGATGACTTTTTCAGGAAATCCAGAATATGAAGAGTTGAAACAAATATTGAATACCAATCCTGTTGAGATGTTTCAGAATTTCACACGAGAATGGTATAAATTCAGAAAAGCGAATCCTTTCCCCACGAAAATTGATGATTTAATAACAGACGAACAAAAAGAAGCCGAATTTGAGTCTAGGAAACAGGATTACATGAAATTCATGAACGACAAATACGAGTCTATCGATGTAGAAAGTAAGGATGTTACAGATAAGATAATCCAAGAAGCGGAGAATTTGAAATTGGGGGACATGTTTCAAGATTATGCATTTGATGAAATAGAAGGCGGATCACGGCTTCGAAAGTATTATAGAAAAATGAGAAATAAGAAGAAATGAAAATAAATATTGTGTTGTAACTTACAATATTTATTATTTTAGGATTGTATAACTTCATGGAGATCATCAGAAAAAAAGGACCCGTTATTTTAGTAACAGGCGGTGCAGGTTTAGTCGGAAACGGTATTAAACACGTGTCTTCCAAATACGGCCACCATTTTGTATTTACGAATTCAAGAGAATTCAATTTGTGTAATATAGAACAAACCGTCAAATTATTTGAGAAATACCGCCCCACCTATGTCATTCATTTGGCGGCAAATGTCGGCGGACTTTACAAAAATATGCACAACAAAGTGGACATGTTAGAGAAAAATTTATTGATTAATTATAATGTCATTCATACGGCTCACCAGTTTCAAGTGAAGAAACTGATTGCCTGTCTCTCGACCTGTATTTTTCCCGACAAAGTCGAGTATCCTATTTGTGAAGACGATTTACACAACGGACCGCCACACGATTCCAACGACGCCTATGCCTACGCCAAAAGAATGCTGGAAATCCACTGCAGGGCCTACCGTGAAAGTCCGTCCAAAGACAATTTCGTTTGTATTGTTCCCACAAATATTTACGGACCCCATGACAATTTCCATTTAGAAGATGCACATGTATTACCTGCATTGATTCACAAATGTTTCTTGGCGAAACAAGAGAACAAAGATTTTATTGTGCGTGGTTCAGGAACTCCTTTGCGTCAGTTTATTTATTCCCATGATTTGGGGGAACTCATTATGCAGGTCTTGGAAAAATACGAAGGCGATAAAATCATCTTGTCGCCTCCTGAAAGTCACGAAGTCAGTATTGGAGATGTGGCTCGATTCGTCGCTCGTGAATTCGATTATGAAGACAAAATCAAATTTGACTCGAACTACAGTGACGGACAGTACAAGAAAACGGTCAGTAATACGAGGTTAGAAGAGTTCTTGTACGCCGGTACAACACCTTTTCTATGGACTTCGATTGAAACTGGAATCAAACAAACCGTAAAATGGTTTCTGGAAGAAAAAACAAATATTAAATGTTGAACGGATGGTGTCTTTAAGTTCAAAAGGGTGGATAATATATATTGAGTTTTTAACTTAAAGACCCATAAAAAACTTTTTTTACCAAATTCAATTTGCCAAAGTCAAAAATGGACATTTATAAATGTCCAAAATCGTCTTTTGGGAAAATGAATTCTGAAAAAAAGTGAAAAAAATGAGTTGTGACGAGAATGCAGCGAATGCCGATTTTTCACCAATTTTTTTGTGATTGTACTTTTTTATTTTTTTTACGGAAAACTTTAGGATTTTTTTTTGTTGATGTAATTTAGAACCGGAGTGAATGAAATTCACATCAAAAAACATCGAAAATTTTGATTGTAATTTTTGTGACTTTAAATGCTCTAAAAAAGGTGATTGGAGTAGACATTTAACTACTAGCAAACATCAAATTCGAACCAAATGGTGTAAAATTGAACCACAATATAAAAACACGTGTGAAAATTGTAATACAACATACAATTCCAAGAGCGGTTTATGGTATCATAAAAAAAAATGTAAAATCATAGAACAAAAAGAATTTGTGGAAAATAGTGAAGAAATAAAAGAAATCGACATCTCAAATAGTAGCAACGACAATATAACCAAATTATTTTTGGACAGCATCAAACAAAACCAAGAACTTCAAAAACAAATGTTTGAATTGCTCAAGGACAATATTGGCGATCATCATAACACTATAAATAGTAACAATAAAACCATGAACAATCAGTTTAACCTGAAT